TTGAACATGCTGTGGAACAGTATATCACTATTAACCCAAGTCTTCAATATACTGACGGAAATGGTAAAACATTTAAAGAACAGATAAACGAAGATTTTGATAGTGATAGTCCATTCGGAGGTAGACAGTTTAAAACTGAAAAGTTTATAAATGAGAAATTCTTCCAAACATTCACGGAGATAGACAGAGATGCTTATCTTAAAATGAATGATACGGAGAGATGGGAGTATATGCAGAATTTAGCAGAGAAAACCAACGATGGTAAATTTGCTTTGTATGTTGAAGCCTTGAAAGCTAATAAACAAGCATATGAGAATTATGGTTTAGGAAGTAAATACTCTATCTTTAGAAGACCTCGTTTTAGAAAGAATACTGTGGAAAGTGTTGGTCAAACATTAACAAGTCCTAAAGATGCTGTTGTTGGTTGGTTTAACAAATCTTTCAAACAAGATGCTTCTAAACAGGACGAGGGTGCTTTCCAAGAGGGTGTTAACTTAACATTGGGTACAGACTATAAAACAATGCCAAAGCGAGGTATTCATAACTTTGAAGATATGAATGACTTAACGGAAGATGTTGCTTCTGCAGCGTTACAGTTCTTACACCACTCTTCTGACTATCTTGTGAAAGAAGAAACTTTAGATGATGCTATGATGTTAGGTTCACTAATTGATAGTCAGGTATTTAAAGGGAACCTTAAAGGTAAAGAATCACAGGTTAAAAAGATGTATAAATCTTTTGTTGATTCTCATTGGTATGGTATTAAGAAAGTTGGTAGATTTGAATTATTCGGAATGGATATTTCTAGAGTAGTAATGTGGTTGTCTGACTTTATCGGTAAGGTAAATACATCATGGTCATTATGGGTTGCCGCAACAGGTAATACATCAGGTAACGTTTTTGCTTTATCAGAAGCTGTTGCAAGTCAATATTATGATACTGATGATTGGAAGAGGGCTTTCGGAACTTCGTTTGTTTCTACGGGAAAAAATGCAGCCGAAACGGGTAAAGCGAAGAGGACAAACAAGATGTATCTTACTCTTCGAGCTTTAGGTGTTCAAGGTTATGGTGTTGAAGAAACAAACTTTGCAACAGGTCATAACAGAGCTATTCAATCTCTTCTTAATGAACCAGCTTATAAATTGGCAGACTCTGTTACTGAACAAAACCGACATTTGTTTGGAGCCACCATGCTTTTAGCAACAAAACTTTATAAAGGTCGTTGGATGTCTAAAGCTCAATTTGAAATGGTTAGAAGGAGAGAAGGTGCTGATAACGCTTCTATTAGAGCAGAGTATAAAACATTACCTTCGCTTTACGATAACTATAATGTTAGTGAAAATGGCGACCTTGCTATAAGTGAACAAGGTAAGAAGTTAGCATTGGAACAGTTAGAAAAACTACATCCTGGTGTAGAGCAAAGTAAGTTAGAAGCCATGTTGGATAATGATGCTCAAGTATTCCTTGATTTAGGAACGAGATTAGTTTCGTTACAAACCAACTTAGAAGGTACTGTTGCTCAAGAACAGAAATCTGCTGCGAGTAGACATTGGTTAGGGAAAGCATTCCTTGTAAACCGTAATTGGTTCTTCAATAAGATGCAGAGGGATTTTAAAGCAACTCACTTTAACTATATTACAGGTCAGTATGAAGGCGGTGGATTAGTGAGTGCTTTCAAGATGCTTAGAAATATTGGGAATAAGTTTAGAAAGAACATTGCAACTTCGGGTGACTTAGACCTCCTAACCGCTTCACAACGAAAACTTTTTGAAGATTCTAATATGTCGGATGCCGATAAGGCTGCGATGATTCAACATTTCCAACAGCTTAACAAGAAGCAAGGGATTCAGAAAGGATTTGAAATGCTTCTACATTTTGTGTTAGCAGGTATAGGAGCAATGTTGTTGGCGGGATTTGCTTCCGATGATGAGGATAAAGAGAATTGGATGTTACAATCATTACTATATGTTTATCTGAGAACTGTTTCAGAATTAGGTTCTACTCAGATACATACAGGTGGACCTCAGGCGTTAGAGATGATGAAAACACCTACAATGATTATGAACCCGTTTGTTGATTTGTTTAAATCTCTTTCTTTTGATGAGGTTTCGTCAGGAACTTATAAAGGAATACCGAAGCTAGGTCAGTGGTTTATCAAATATTCTCCTGCGAGACAGTGGTTTATGCACGAAGACCCATTCCGTTCGATGAGTACTTACGCGTTCCACAACACGGCTTCACTCGGTCTTGCGAATTTCAAGAGAGCAAAAGATTTCGAAGCTTTAGTAGATGATGAAGATGATTACGATTATGATGAAGATTAAATAAAAAGAAAGTCCGCTTTATTTAGCGGACTTTTTTAATTTAGTAATGTAGTCTAAAACTTGGGCACATTCTGTAAGAAGTTTTTCTCTATTTCTGTCCCAAGGACCACGAGGGAATATATTTTCAACTACCCATTTTAGGTAGCTCTCAGGTGCTTCAGATGGTTTTTTACCAACATATTTTCCAAAGTCGAATGTTATACCACTGTCAGGGAATTTCTTTCTTATATCAGCTTGGAATTTCTTTTGTGGTTCGTAAGGCATAGCACTGTCTTCACTACCTATTCTAACACCTGTTAATTGTTTACCTTGAGCGAACATTTGCCAACCTCTTCCTGGTACAAATTCTACTCTAAGGTCTTCAAGTTTACCAAATCGTTTTACATTATTTCCATAATCAATTAGTAAAACATGGTCTTTGTCAGGGTGTTGTCTAACACCTCTTCCTAATATTTGATAATGTAATACATAAGACCCTGTTGGTCTACCCATTATCACAGCTTGTAGTTCAGGATAGTCAAATCCTGTATTTCCCATAATCGCAATTTTACCTTTACGACGGGTAATCAATGTCCCTTTCGACATTGTCATACACCAAACTTCTTCTTTTACTATTTTATGAAGTTTAGCATCTTCGTTAGATAAAGTAACTTTATTTGTTAAATAAAAAGTTATTTTAAAGTAGCCTTCATCTAACGGCTCAATCGTTGAAGTAATACCATTACATACAGCGATTTCTTGTAGTAAATCAAACACATCTTTATTGAAGTGGATATTAGAGTATACTTTTGATTTTGGTTGCCTATATGCCCTACAAAAGACCCTCACAACCTCTAAAAATTCACCTCTTGTTAAGTCTTGTAAAATATGCCTTAAAGAAGATACATTATTACAACTCATTCTAAGTAACATGGCAAGTTTTAAACATTTGTCATAATCAATCTTTTCAAGTTTTGGTTTAATGACTACACCTGCTGTTGGTATTGTTACTTCTTTACCTACAATGTTATGTGCTTTTGTTTTATGATAAACACCTTTTTTATTAAGGATTACCATATCATGGTCATTGGTAACTCTCAGATTGGTAAGTTCGTTGTTAGCAACTTGAACCATACTTGTTGTATGAGTGTGCTGGTGGATATGGATAGGTTTTTCAAATGTTATAACACCTGTTTCCATATCATATTGAGCAATCTCATCATTTGGTTCTATATACTTTTTAGTCTTCCAGCCGTTTTTCGTTAATACTTCTGTATCGGTGGAGAGACAGGTTAGAATACCATAGTTAAAAACATTCCAAATTTTACCCTTTTTAAAATCTGTAATAATTTTTTCTCTTTCTTTTGCGTCTGTACTACCAGCTAAGTATGCAGATTTAGGAATAAGTTCTGCCATTCTTGAAGCTGTTTCCAATGAGTCACAGAATGTTAAAGTTTTTGTTATTCCTTCAGCATTCAGTTTCTTAACTCGTTTGTAGATATTATTGTTAATACCTTGAGCTGAAATTGCTTCTTGAATACTTGTTTCTGTGTATTCTGAACCTGTCGAGTTCCATCGAAGTTTACCCTCGTCAAAGTCGTGTTGTTCGTACATTGTTTTAGACCAAAACTTATCTGCAATATCTTTTACTTGTACAATGTGAATAACATCTTTAAGAAACGGAGTGTCTCTTAAAATTTTATTTGTTATAAAGTTTATTACAGAGTAAGAGTCGTTCATCTCTCCTAATCCTGAATAAAGTCTACAAGGTGTCGCTGTAAAACCTATAATGATTTTAGGGTTTACGATGTCTATAAACTGACGAAACATTGACCCTTTCGTTGGAGGATATTGATTACACTCATCCACAATCACATTTACAACACCATGCTTTTTAAATTCTTTTGCTTTCTTGTAAATACTTCCAATAGTAGCATAAGTAATATCTCCTAATTCTTTGGACTTAGCACCTGCTGAATATACTTTTGCGTCACCACCTATAGCTCTAAGCTTTTCAAGGTTCTGATTTAATAATTCGACGGTTGGTTGAATTACTACAGTTTTACCTTTAAGCATGTGTGCTGTGGAAGAAATACATATTGATTTCCCTGAACCCACAGGTGATATGACCAGCCCTCGTTTCATCACAATGTCATCGTTTTTCAGATACGCGTCAATCTTGTCTAAGATTTCTTGTTGATATGGTCTGAGTGTTATCTTTTTCATCTTGTTATCGTATTGTCTTTAAAGTTTAATATAAAATTGTTTTTACTAATAATATCGTTTCCAAGTATGCCGTCTATTTCTATATGGTCGTCTTGATAAATAACTTCCTTAATCCTTGTATAATCTTTGGCATAAATTGTAGTTTTTAGAAAGGTATCGCCTAACTTTAATTTAACTTTGTGAGCGTTGAATAATTTATTCTCTGACCCACCAAATCCTTCTGCGTTTATTGGTGCAAGGTCACCAACCACACCTCCTACCTGCTTTATTGTTTCCGTGTGTAAAGATGTAAACGAAGCCCCTGTGTCTAATAACAGAAACTTATCTACACCGTTAACTTGCACTTTAACAATTGGTAGACTTGAACTTGTGTAAATTTTAGTCACATAAGTTTCGTCTTGCAAAGATACATCTTTTTTACAAGAATACAAACAAATTGATAAAAAAATTGCACTTAAAAATAATTTTTTCATTATTTACTATTTAAAAATTAATTCAAAACAAAAAACACCCCTGTTACGGGGTGCTTTCGAAAGTCTACTCAACGACTTCCACTTTAACCTTAATACGCCCCGACCTCAAATCTGAAACTTGTCTAAAAGCACCTTTAGTAAGGTCTACATTTTTGTGACCGTTAGGGTGGTTCATGAACTCACCTCTATCAGTTACAGTCACAACAACATGTTTTCCATTAGCTAAATTTGTTACCTTTAGCTTTGTTCCAAACTTGTACTTCGTATGAGCGGCACAAGTCATAGCATTTTCGTTGAAAACACTTCCATTTGCGGTCCTTCTAACCTTTCCTGGATAAGCATACCAAGTAGCCTCACCATTATTAGCGAAAGATAAGGAAAACAGTGTGGTTAAGGAGAGTATTAAAATCTTTTGGATTAACCTCATTTAACACGCATTTATTTTCACTTACGACTGCCAACATCGTCTCTTTTTAAGTTACCAACAGAGGTAACAGGCATTATTTGATTACTTTCTTTGTTAGCTCTTCAGCCAAGTTTACAAAGTGGTCAAAATCTGTTTCGTAAGAGCCTGTAAAATATAACTCTTTTCTTAAACCTTTCGGAGGAGCAACTCTTCCATATTGAAATAAGTAGTGTAGTTCTTTGTCCTTTTTGTCAGAATAAACTGTTTTATTAAATTTATAATCTCTACAAATCATTTCATAAAGAGGACTTTCCTCTAAACTCGGTCGAGTGGCGAAAACATTTGGTTGCTTCCATATTAAATTGTGCAAAGCATAAGTAAAGGAATCAGCATGTAGGTGATTTTCAACAGTTTGAATAATTGCTTTTGGACTGAAACCTGTTTCATTCATAAACCATGCCAATCGCTCTCTGAAATTTTTACCTGCTCCATTACCTCGTTCTTCATACAGTTCTTTAAGTTTCTCTTCTACAAGAATAACCTCATCGGTAACTAAAGGTTTATCTAAATTCTCTAAAAATGCTTTACCTTTAGGACTTATTCTCAATCGCTCGCGAATAGTCTTTCCTGCTTTAACAAGAGTAAAATAACCTTCTTCTAACAGTTCATTTATTCTATCTGCATCATCTTTGGAGATAAGGTCTACTTCTTTTTGTAACACTTTAATTAGTAATATGTAATCGCTGTCTGTTAAACCTGCTTTGTAAAGATATTCAAAATTAATCATAAGTTTTTCTATTTATTTTTAAAAAGGACAATCGTCATCATCATTTCCACTGTAAGGGTTGTCCATATCTTCTCCCCATAAATCTTCAGTGGCTTCCATTCGTGGAATATCGGGTTGTTTCTCAACCATCGTCTGAAAACTATTTTCTACTTTCTTCTTTTTATAAAGTCGTTCCACCTGAAGGGTAACATCTCTATCATCTTCAGGGTCTACATCGTCTTGTCTAATCTTAACATAATGCCAAAAAATATTACCCTTAGTTTCAAAAGCTGTTTTATCTCGTCTGTTATCAATCATATATTCCTGCAAGTGAGGATACCTTCGTGTCTGAACAAACATGTATTTATCAATACCAAGCTTGAACGGATTGTTGATAATCAATACTAAATCGCTTATAAATTGTATATTACTTGAATTATACAAATCCGCTGCTTTTGGAAAATGACTTTTGGGGTCACCTGTTCTACTTTCAAGTTCACGATTCATTTGTGAAAGGTTGATGAAGGAAACATTAGAAAACTCTTTCTTTAAATCGTTTTCATATTCTAACACTTCATCCATCGCTTGTTTTTTATTACCACTGTCTTTAATGAGTCCGAGGTGGTCTATGGAAACAATTACCTTCTCTTTATCACGATGTTGTTTTAGAAACTCTCTTACATTAACCAACCATTCTTTTGAAGTTAGTGGTTTTTCAATATAAAATATATTAGGGTGACTTTCTTTTTTGAGAGTGTCATTAAACGCAGCTTCTTCCATCGCTGTAAATTCTTTATCTTTAGCAAGAATTTGTTTCATCGGAGATTTCATTGTTTCTTTAAGTCTCCTCAAAAGCAAGTTGAATGAAGTCATTTCATAGTTACATTTAAGTAGTACGAAATTATCACAATTCGGATTTAAGGTTTTATCGAACATATCATCTTCGATATGTTTGAGGATTGTTGTTTTACCAAATCCTGAGAGAGCAGCGATTGTTATAATCATTTGACTGAATATCCCCCCTAATAGGTTTTCATTTAAATGCGAATACCTTGTTATTATAGGTTTTTCCTCACCTTTCTTAATTTTCAAGATTTTGTTTTCCGCCTCCTTAATTACATCTTTAGATGGTCTAATAATACTTAAATTTACATTGTCTAACGTTACTTCAATTGGACTTGCCATTTTATTTTTCTTTCTTTATATAGTGGTAAATAATAAATATAAATTCTGAGTCTACTTTCTCAAACTCTATTGTTTTAATTTCCTTATCATAATTACTCTCTAACCAAGTATTTAACTCGGCTTTTACATCATCGAGCGATGTTTTAGTTATTACATGAACTTGTAATACATTTTTTTCAGAAGTGAAACTTTTACCTGCTTTTTTATAAGCGTCTTCTATATCTTCTTGCGAAAAGTCTTTTAATTGATAAAGCTCAACTTCTGTGTTTGTATCAAAAGTTTCAACTTGATAATTCATCAGGTTTATTGCCTCTGTGTTACTACACTTTAAATAAGGCGTGAAACCTTGAGCTGATGTGAAAGGAGTATTAAAACACTCATTTATTTTAACGGTTCCAAATGTGGTCATATCTCGCTCGTCTTTCTTTTAAAATTAAATCTTTAATATTTATAAGTATAGGGTCATGTTTTAAAAATCCTATCTCCATCGCTTCTGCAAATAGTATTATCACTTCGTTGAGAATGTTCTTATGATAACTAAACCATTCATCCATTTGATAATCATCAAACTCTTCTATCTCACCTTTTAAATAAGGAATGATATGAGAATAAATGTATCTATCATTATCTACAAAAATTTCACGTTTACGGTCATCTTTATATTTAAAAAGGACAGCTTCAGGGTTTCTGTAAGTCTTAAATGCTCCAACGGTGCGACCTTCTCCAACAGTTTTAATAGTTTCTATCGCTAAATGGATT